TGCCAATTATCAGACATGCGATTATAAGCCCATGCGAGACAGGCTTTTGTATCCGGTGGATAATGTTTGGTTATTGGTGTGATTGTTACTACACCCTGAAAATTACTTATATGTACATCTGGATGAGAATAACCGATAGCCCTATGGTACAAAGCTCGTTCGACCTGCATATTAGGCATGTCTTTACCAAGCTTTAAAGAGTGACAAAATGCCTTATGCTTTAATTTCCATCGGTGAATCGTTCTAACATCAACACTAAATGCATCTGCAAGGTCTATATCAGTAGCGCCTAATTCGCACATCTTACCCGCGATTTTATCGTATGTTTTCTTGTATACTGTTGGCCTTGCCATTCTAACCCCTTGGATTAGTTATATTTTGTTCTTATTTGGTATCAAATATTATATTTGAATTAAGGCTGTCATATCATTGTGAATCTCTTATTGCTGCTTTTTTTGCTGCTCTTCTATTAGAATATTAGCAAGTTTATCTATATAAATACCATATTTAATCAGATTTTTCTTACAAGTAAAGGTTTTATCTCGCTTTGGTAAATCCGGTATTTCAATCGGTGCAATTAGAGCCGGACTGAGCGCATTTGATTTTACGCTGCAGCCTTGTGTAATGCTCATCTGAAAAATCGCTGCCATCAGGGGATAATATAAGGGACTCATTATTTTTAACCTTATGCTCTAATTCGGTTGTCTCAGAATTAAGTTTATTTGTGTTTTTATCAATGATAACGGCTTTCTTATCGCCTTCAACGACTTTATCGAGATTTGATATTGCCTGGGCCTCGCCTATGTCTTTTTTGGCATACATATAACCAGATGGGGCACCTATGGCCAGCCCTATAATTAGTACTAATGTGCGAGGCAATTGTATGCCTGATAGATTAATCACTTCAAAACCCTTTTCTCAGCCACATTAGCAACCTTATACATACCAAGAATAACGATCATCAATGCCAAGAATGTCTGTTCTGTTATCCAACTCATAGGTAATGCCACCATTAAATAAATCAAAGATAACGCGGTAAGCCAGAATTTTGTACTTGAATGGTTCATCACTGAACCCCTCGACGGGATTCATACCGCCACTTTTTTAGGCTGTCTACGTCCACCCTTACCTCATGCATATTGTTACCAACTTTGTCGATCTTTTGAGTATTGAATTCTATTTTTTTACCGTAGCCGTTTAATTCTTTCGTATGATATTCTAAGATAGTGGAATGAGTCGCCATTGTTTGCAGCGTTTCTTTTTGAAGATCATTTCCTTCTTTAATCTCGCTCCTGATCTCATCAGCCCACCATGATCCAAGTGCCATTATTAACACCATAAACAAATTACTAGCCGTTATATGTCTCTCGACAAGCTTATCAACAACCCTGATCGGCTTATCTTCCGACATAGCTATTTACCATTATCTGCCAACATGGTTTTACCTGTGTAAGGCGCTGATTTCTTCTTCTTTTTCTTAATCGTGGACTTTTTCTTAGGTGCGGTTTTTTTCTTCTTAGGCATGATAATCCCTATTTGTCGGGTTTTAAGTTGTCGAGTAAGTTACTAAACACTAGTTTATCATAGTCAATGTCTTTTTGCTTGTTGGGGCATTGGTGGCAAGATAGATGAACGGCTGATGTACAGCATGGTTCTACTGGGAATGGAACTGGATAGGGATTTGACATCTGGTGGGTGCCGATAGATGGCTGATAAATTCTCTTTGCTTTATCTTCATTCATCAGAATAATCCCCGTTCATCATCTTTGCTTTAAATGTCTCTAATAACCATAATATCTGCTCTTGAGTCATGTTTGTAGAGGCCCTAGCATCGAGATAACCGTCTTTGCCATACCCAAGTATATAAACAGATTCATACTCGCCTATAGCCTGCTCTAGAACATTGTCAGGATTATCTGCTGCATCTTTTGTGTATAACTTAACTATCTCATTCATATCTTATTATACCATTATTAGATGTTATCTGGTGTAAGGTGTTCTATTGGGTGGTTATGTGTTACGAAAACTCACAGTTTCCAGTCGCCCACTTCATTTTTTTTAGTAGGTCTGGTTTTCGTAAGCCGCATTTAATGTGTTTATTAATTAGCTTAAATAACTCATCCTCGAACTTCTCAGGCGAGCCATCACATAACAACTCATTTGATCCGGACGCACTAACATTGCGCGAGTCCACAGCTTTTTTCATTTCTAACATTCTTTCTGCTATGCAGCCTCTAAAAATAGCGCCCATTGTTCTACGTGCTGGTCAAAATTATCGTTTGGCTGATCTTCGTATCTGAATTTCTTGCCGTCCCATGCTGCTACTTGGTATCCAGAGTCACACCATTTCGGGCAGTAACAAATTAACGCTCTGTTTCTTGGTGGTTTATGGCCGTAATTAATTTCAATCCAGTTCATAATCTGTTCCTTAATAAAAAATATAACAAATAAATCAAATCGGAGCGCATAAAGCCGCGCCCGTTTATTAATGGTCGTTATATTCCAAACTTCCCATATTTATCGGTTAGCCCTTTAATTAAATCAGTAGCCTCGTCCACGTCATCTTTCAATGCCTTTGCTAAATATTTGTTTTTTGTTGTCGTCATGCCGAGGCTTACCATATGCTCATTGTAAACTTCAAGCGCGTTATCTCTCGCCGTTTCCAAAGCAAAATATATACGCTTCATTAAATTTTCTTCAACAGAATATAACAAATCACTCATGTCACTCTCTCCGTTCATTCGGATGCGCGAAAAGCCGCGCACCGCATAGTTAAGCCGTTATATTTCAATAATCTCAGTATCAATACCTGTCGCCTGAAAAACATATTCCTGCAACGCTTCTGCTTTACTGTCTGGTATTTTCAACGCATGCTCGCTCTCTGTCCCATGTACCCATGTAACAAACACAGCACCCCTTAATTCACAAACATAAAACCCATTATTAGTTCGAAGTGATTTCATTTACTTATCCTTTATTTTAAAAAAATATAACAAATCGCTTAAGAATCGGACTCGCAAAAGCGGCGAGCCGCTTAGCTCAAGGTCGTTATGTGTCTAATTTAATACCTTGTGGCATCCCGTCATTCTCAAAGTGCCAGCTTTCGCTATCATCTGGATATATAGCGTTGCTACTCAATGCCCCTACCTCTCTAGCTTCGGCTATTTTCAATGACTCTTCTTCTGTCTCAGCTTCAATTACTGTCCATGCTGAAACGGTTAGTGTTGCGCCCACCGTAAACTTTTTCATACTCAATAACCTCTCAATTAAAACCACATAACAAATAAATTAAGACCGTTCGTTTCACATAACAAGTCGTTATCCTATTTATAATTAATGGCTATAAAGCAACATCTAAAACATATCGCTGATAATTGTCCATAAATTCACTAACCTCACCCGCGCCTAAATGCGTATTATAAAATTCTTTCCAGTATTCGGCCAAACCTATAATATCGTCTTTATCTGGCAATGCTTTTGGTACTCGTAAATAATGAATACGGCACATTACAGCAGCATATCTAAGATTAAAGATCATCGTTTCTGGTTCAAAAAAATCATCATCAAATGCGCCCTGTAGATCTTTATACAACTGGCTTCTAAAGCCTATATAATTATGCCAGATGTCATCATGAGTCGCATCCTCCATCTGGAATATACCTTTTGCTGGCCCTGATGGATACTGAGATAAATAAGCTCCCATAGCTGATTCCTGAGCGCATGTACCAAGCAATAAATTAACAGCGGCATCACTGCCTTTGTCAATTTCATCTAATGCCGGAATGATTATTAAGTCTCTTAATTGTTTAGGATTTATCATTATCTACCTCTTGTTAAATCTCGTTATCATTGCCATATCTATCTATAGCATCCATTCCGGTTAATTCCGGCACAATCGTACTCCCATATTTACCGGTTGTACTGTGCGCCATTACATGCATAAAGCAAAAATATATAAGTCTTTTGGGTAGCTTTCCAACCAACCAATACCAAAAGTTTACCTCTTTTACGCTCATATTTTTCATTACTTACCTCTTGTTAGGGTAGCGATCCACTAGCACAATACCTCACGCTTTTTGCTTCCTCAAGGGTGGCCGTAAGCACCTTAGCTAGTTTCACGCCATATCTATTATAACCTTTAACGATCTGAAATTAGAAAATAAGCGATCTAATTTCATTTAAAATATCATGAATTTCAGAGCATTGGTTCTTGATCGTCTCCGGGCTCTCGTCTAACACCCTTAAAAGACTTGATTGTAGCGGCTTAACATCATTTACTGGCTCACCTTCTGGCCTTGGCGACTCTCTTATTTCATCCAATAAATCAATTGCGTGTTCTTTTACGTCTTGCAAGCTTTTAAGCGAGTTATGCAAAACGATATGCTTTGATTCTCTTGATGCAGCACCAGACCCTGGTATTTCTTCTTCGCTCATCTTTACTCTCCGTTATGTTAAATTAATTAGCCGTATTCTGTTAATGAAGCAAATGGAATATCATCTGAAAAATCATCTCCACAACTAGGCGCTGATTGTCGCGGCTGCTGGGAATTGCTTGACTGTGATTGACCGGCATTGTCATTGCTTTCTCTGCCGCCTAACATCTGCATTTCATTGGCTTTGATTTTTGTCGTGTAACGATCATTGCCTGACTTATCTGTCCACTTCTCAGTATTCAAACTACCTTCAATATAAACCTGTGCGCCTTTTTTCAGGTATTCACCAGCAATTTCAGCCAGACGACCAAAGAACACGACATTATGCCATTCGGTCTTACTTTGCTTTTCACCCGTATCTTTTGCTTTCCATTCTTCCGTAGTAGCAATGCTGATATTGGTTACAGCTTTACCAGATGGGGTATAGCGAGTTTCAGGGTCTTTCCCACAGTTACCCACCAAAATTACTTTGTTTACACCTCTGCTGCTCATTGCTTTGTCCTTATTTGACAGTTAACTGATTTAAGTCTACATTGAAGCGACTAAGCTTTTCTGGTGCGCCATACCAATATTCTAACCTTCCATTCCATAGGGTTACTTTTACTCGATATTGTATTGAATGATTATCTGTATTTCTTACATGATACCAAACATAGCCGCCATGCTTTCCAAAGCTGCCATATTGATAACCTTCATCGCGAATTATTTCCCATCCACGCTGTGATATATCGGCTGGCGCTATCGCTCTGATTTCTTCAATATTTCCATCTGTCCCTACAATAGAGTAATAAATAAAACTTAGCACAAATAGTATTAATACAGACCTGATCGGGAATTTATCGATAATCCACCCAATTATTTTTTCATAGTTTATGTTTTTCATTAGCTAACTCCCGTAGTTTTCAATAATTGTTTCAATTCGTGCTCGTGTTCTTGCTTGCCTATTGCGCTGACATCAACTATAGGCATCATTTTTAAATATAGCGCTCTTTTGTCTTTTCTGCTCATCGCTTTATGTACATTGCTTTTATACACATGGCTAGTTATTGACTCTTGACTGCGAGTTAAATATTTTTTACCACATTCTGGACATGACACAATCACGCTGCCGCCCCATAAATGAACCGATTCATCAATAATTCAACCCGTTCCTTGTGTTCTTTTCCTTTCTCATTGATTCTGCGTCGATATTTTTGCAGACTCTCACAAACATAAGCGCCAATAGCCTCCTCCTCTGTCCAGCCACGACATACACGCTCGCTAATTAAAGAAGGCTTAACATTATCGACTCCCTCTGTAATTCCTTTGTAAATCGACCACCAATTCGAAGTTTTTGAAAATAAATTACCTTCTATTTTACCCTTATAGAGCTTTAAAGGCTGCAAACCACCGGCATTCTGTCGCTTATCTATATCTATTATCTCACTGGCTATCTCTAGTTTTGATTTCATTTTGTTGGCCTAAAACATTGTTAATTGCCGAGTTTCACGGTCAAAGCGCTCACAAGCTGCTTTATAATAATCTTTATCTATTTCCATGCCTACAAAGTCACATCCGAAATAATGGGCCGCTATTGCGCTGGAGCCGCTACCTAGATGAGTATCTAATATTCTCATGCCTGGCTTAGCATAATTTGATAATAGCCAGTCATATAGTTTTATTGGCTTTTGTGTTGGGTGAATACGATACTCTTTATTTTTCATATCTCCCTGCAGCATTCCTGACCATTGAAAGGTAAATTTTCTTACCGCGGTCTTAAATGATGTATAAGCGAGCTCACAATCAGCAAAATCACTATTTCCTGTTAATTTATCCCACACAATCCAACAACTAGATGATTTTTCTATTCGATCAAAATAATGATTAGCTCCCCATATTATTTGATTTTTGCTTATCCGTTGCAATTCTAGGAAATATTCAACTGGCATCGGCTCTTTGTCATTGCCGTGAAATGGCTTATAATCTTTAGCAATGGCTAATTTGCCTCTGCTTTTATTTGTTTTCCCGCTTTCACCTATCCCATATTGAGGATCTACTATCGCCAAATCAAAGCTATTATCTGACTGATCTTTCATATACTCCATGCAATCCATATTGAGAAGCTGTATTTTTGACACTCACTTCTCCTCATCTTCATTGATTAATTGTCTTATGCTTACTTTGCTTTGACAGAATGCGTTTATATATTTGTTGTTTTCCCTATCTACATTATGAAAATATAATCTTCTTTTAAATTCTCTAAATTCCTGCTTATCCATATTCCTACCCTCTGTTTATTTCAGACATAGCTTACCTTCTTCCCCTTGAACATGCTTCTTGCTCAAGTACCAGCTCTAAGCGACTGGCTACAGGTACTAATAATTCCCCTCTGGCGGACCAGACACATAAATCCCTTATGCGAATCACATCCTGAAATACATCAGGCTTCAAGGTACATGGTGACAAGGCGGGTCAGAGCATGATTTTTATTACAATGATTAATCACTTATATCCACGCGGCCACAATCAAAGCCCTTAATCTCGTTTGGAGTACGATCAGCGACTAGCAAGGAAGAAAAGTATTCAAGTAATCAGTTTAGTAGTTGAACTATTTGGGATTTGATCTATAATTGTCTTATCGACACGTTGGATCGTATTGTCCTTTGATTTAAATACTTCTGACGACCCTGCAAGGTCACCGATACTAAAATAGTATACGCGCTATCGAAGAAATTTGGTAGCGCGTTATTATTTACCCCCATTGTTCAGCCATTGCTTTTGCGATACCAGGAAAGGTCTTGCTCCTTAGTTTCGCTCTTTCTTCTTTTGGCAATTTCCATGCTTCTGCGTACCAGGTAGGCATAGATTTACCGCTCTTAAATCTAGTTCTTTCAGGCGGCTTTACATCGTTCGTACTTTCAAGACTTGGCAAGCCCTTAATCCATAAGCATGTTTTTTTCTCAAAAGCATCGCCAAACTGGTAAGGGTTTATAATTTGATTTGGCTTTCTCCATTCACTGCTCATTACGCCAATAGGATTCTCAATAACAACTTTATCGCAATTAGCATTTGCAAAACCCATAAAGAAGCTTATAGCGTCTTTTCTGTCGGCGTGTCTTTTTATGGCCTTGTCGCCATATTTTTCAATATCAAACCATCTATTTCCTGTAACAGTCAAATAAGTACATGGAGGGAATGCTATAATCATATCCCAGTCTTGGCTCAATAACTCAGTAACATCCTGCTGTAAATGCCATTCTGGATTATCTCCACTCGTTGGTATAATGTCGCAGGAATAAGCTTCATGGCCTTTTAATCTAAACTGCTTTGTTACTACCTGGCTTTCTTCGCATGCTATTAATATTCTCACAATCTATCTCCTATTCTTTATTGATTCGATCAATCAGGGGTTCAACTACCGAGGATTACTAGGCGGTTCATATTTGTCTATGAGTCTTGATACTTTCATTTTCAGACTTTTAATCTCTTTATTTGCAGCAATCAAGAGCTTGGCTGTTTTACGCTCATTTATATGGGGAGCCATTTGCCGAACATGTTTGTCAATTTCTTCTGTTAATTCTCTCATCTCTCTCATCCTCTAATTTGTTAGGTGGGGTTAATTGACTCTCGATGCGATTCTGATATTTTCATAAATATCAAAAGCCTTTGTTCGTTCATCACCTACATCACAATGAGTAGCATAAGAGTGCATTGCTTTTTCTGTCTCTGCTAATAATTTAAAAGCATAATCTTTTAATATTTCTTTGAGGGCTTCTTGTCTTTTAGATTCACTCACTTCTCTCTCCTTACTCTGTTACTGATAGGGGTTAGGTCTTTTTGCTAGTAACGGATATTGTGTAAGCGTTAATACCGCCACTATTGATCTAGCCCCTACAGGTGGCATTGGTGCGCCATTAATGAAGCATCCAATTGTGACTAATGCGCTTTGAAGTCTTCTAGGTAATTTCTTGTTATCACTCATTCTCTTATCTCCATGCTAGTTATGGGTGGTTAATAGTTCGCATATCCACGATAAATAGAAAAACAATATCGGGAACATTACAGTTAAATATCCCAGAAGATCTGTATTACCTTGATAAATATTAAGTGCGGTGGCGGCAACAGCGGTAGCCATCCATAAATCTTTTATTTTCATTGCTCACTCCTGTTTATCATTGGTAGAGGGTGGCAATGTGCTATTGCACACATTCAGGGTAAATCTTCGATGATAGCCAATACACTGCGACCGGCTTTTATTGAAATGATTTCTGATATGATTGATTCCATATTTCAAAGTAGCCACTTCTGTTTCCATGCCTTTAGTCGCCTCATAATGAGCTATGAGATTTCTTATTCCTTCTCTGACTTCTTCGTTATCTTCCTGATATGTTGAATCATAAATTGTTGATAAAAGGTCATCGCTTATCTTATTCATAATTCACCTTTGGGCTAAAATCCAGCGCAATTGACTGGAGTTACATAGTTCAATACAACAACTATTACACTTACTATACTTAATTAATCTTCTGTATTTAGACACCTCATGCCTAACTCTAGGGTGCAATTTTCCTTCGCCACATGCTGGACATACTTTAGCCATAATTCACCCACCTATATAATCATTAATAAACCAATTCCAAATACCAGAGGAATTAAGGAGCCAAGCCCATAAGCAGATACAGAATATGGTGCCGATGATAAGCCAGGTCATTGTTTTGTCTTTACTTATCATTTGATTGCTCCTTAGATTTATATTCTGTACAGTCATGCTTCTTGTTATAATCCTCTATGCAGACAAGAACTTTTATTGACGGCGGCGGCATAAAATATTCAGCGACTCTGAACGATGCGATAATTATGAAGCATATAGCTACAAGCTTTGCTATTGATTTTATTTGTTCAACCATCACAATTCTCCGTAATATCTGGTAGCTCATCAGGCCACTTGGCTGTTAATTCAAACTTGGTTATAAATTCCTCTGCAAATTCCGATGCTTCTTTACTCGTTCCTTTGAGTATAGGGCACATTACTTTTGCCATATAAATAGCTACATGGTCAGGTAGGTTTAGTGGGATGATCATTTGTTTTCCTCTTCAATCATAATTTGTTTTAAACAACGTTCTCTAAGCCGATCTACAGCGTCCACTGTTAAGATGTTATCAATATCATACCCAAAGGTAGTAATGCTCTTAATATCTACACTGGCCTTTATCTCAGGGCTTTTAATACCGTCTATCTTTTTTTCGGGCTGGTATGGCTGATACTCTAAAATAACCTTTACCGGCAGATCATCGCCTATATGATTAATTATTGTTTTCATTCTTTGATTCCTTGTTAGCTTTGCGTTTTTGTTTCGCTGCTTCCTTTGTTAGGTATTTCTTAAGCTCGTCAACCCGATCAACAGCGCCACCATTAAATTCAGCATTTCTAAACTTATTAAGCCATCGTTTAGGTATGCCGGTATCATGCTCTATTTTGACATCCGTTAAACCAGTCTCTTTCATCAATGTATGTGTATCTGCGTAAATTCCCATGCTTATAGCCTGTTGCGTTAAATAGTAAATATGATATTATGCCTATTAGTTCTCTATGTCAAGAATAGTTAGGCCAAGAATAATTTATGCACCATAAATATATTTAAGAACTAAAAGGCTTGCATTAATCTTGAATGGGTATATATTGATAACCATACCGCTACTTAATAGAGTTTAAGTACATAGGCGATGTAAGTGCTATATGACCATTCGTACTAGGCTAGGCTAATAACCTTTTGCGGTAACTAACAATAAATAACTGGAGAAAAGAAATGAAAAAAACATATCTAGCAAGCGCAATGATTCATGCAATGAGCGCATTGAAGACCGGTTTTGGTTTATTTAAAAATAAGGCGTCCGATCTTAATAAGATTCACGATTATCAACATCCTTATTCACATGGCGGCAAACGAACTGGTTTTGCAGCAGCTCGACGAATGGCTAAGAAAAATCGTAATGTCCGCGCAAGAGCTAAAAGGTAGTTATCTAAACATTAATTAGGAGAGAGAAGATGGGATATGAAACAGAATTATTGATAGGAATTAGTTCTAGCTCAGCTAGTGATGAAATCAAATATGGAGAGCTAATTGTTGCAGATGAAGAGGCTTATCGTCCAATGATGAGAAATGCTAAAAATAATACTATTAAAACAGGCAGAAAAGAAACGTATTTTTCTATCTATGCAACTATCGATTTATGTAAATGTGGTGGTAGAGAAATAAATAATCTGGACAGGATTAACAAAGATACAAGTCATCATTGGTATTGGTATACCGGAAATGGAAGAACAGTAGAAGATTGTTATGGTGATAAATTAAAGCCAGTCCCAATTATTGATGTTATAAATGCCATTGAACAAGATTCATTCGATAATGATTATCGCAGATTCGAATGGGCTTTAGCATTATTAAACTCAATGAAAAATGATACAGAAAACTTGTCTGTATTGTTGCGCGGACATTAACTAAACAGGAGCAAACCAATGGCTACATATGATGTTAGAAAGCAGCAGCAAGAAGAGATCACGGAGATTCAGTTTAATGATTCGTTTAATCGAATAGTTGGATCATCTGGAGATAGTTTAAATGGCCTTACGCTAATTGATTCTAATGGTGCAATGGCAGATAAATATCTTGCTGATTTCGATGAAATTGATAATCTTATAGCCGCTTTAAAGAAAGCTAAAGAGCTATGGGGGTGATATGAAAACAGGCAAAGAGATAATAGAGTTTTATTTTGGTAAAAAGAAGGCTGAGGCAAACAACTATACATCTTTAATGGGGATGATAGACATCGCAATATTAGAAACCAGAGTAGAGCAGGACAAGATAACTCGTCACGCTTGTGCTGAAGCTGTCATCCAATGTCCTGAAGATATGCCAAACTCAGCATTAAAGGATTGCGCCCACAATGCCTGTATGAACGTAAAAGCCGTATAAGGAAAAGACTGCAAGGACGAATCAAATACATACTAAAAGCCGGTGCAGTTATCGCAGCTTTAATATTTGGTTGTTTTGCCCGGAGTATATCGAGCTTAAAACCGATGAAGATTACCCAAACGGTGAACGTGAAATGAAGATTAAAATATACAATGATGTTAACGATAATATAGGCCGTGTGGTCGAGGAGTGGAGATAATGATCATTAGTTCACGTTCAACTTACTACACCGGTCAGAATGAAGGCGCTACCAAGAAAGAAATTGACGAAATAATCAATTCCAACGGTGATCTGATAGAAATTATCGGAATGATCAATGATTCAGATGAGTGGTTGAATTGTATCAGGGCGGCCGTATATCGTTCTGATAAAGTAGCACAAAACGACATGCTCATGCTACTAGAAAACGCAGCACGAGAGTATTTAGACCCTGATAATAGGTAAATCATATGGAAAAGGCTTGGATAAAAACGGCAGACCATCTGCCAACGAAAGAGTTTCTAAAAAGCGAGTATGGACAAGGCTGTGTAGACAATAGTCATGCCGATTGTTTTATTTTTATTAACGGCCAGATTCAAGAACGACCATTTAATTTTTATCACAAATGCTGGGATGATAAAGAATATGATGATATTGAGTACGAAGCCAAAGAGCCTTCACACTGGATGCTGTCAGACCCGTGGCCATTACCACCAAGTGATACTAACTAGACAATAGAACATCTTAACTAAATAAATTAACAACCATTTATAGGAGGAGAGAGAAGGAAGATAGCATTGTATAAAAATATGTTAGCGAACTATGAGACTGTATTTGAAGTATCAGAGTTGATGGAGAATCACGAGGGTTATATAAGAACTACAGCGATTATTGAAATCGAATTCAACCCGATAAAAGCTGACGAGCTTATCAAAACGCAAGTTGCTTTTATCGACAATGAAATCAACAAAGTGAAAGCGGTATCAGGGGCAAAGCTGGTTGATTTAGAGCGTCAAAAATCAGAGTTACTGGCACTACCTGCTCCAAAAGGTGATCTATGAGCTTATTACAAATCGCTTATTCATGCAGGCGAGAATTAGGCATGAACCATGATGAGGTGATTAAATCTGGCTTTGGTTTTGGCCGGGAAGACGAGCTTAGAGCAACTTATAAAGTTGAGCAGATGCTTAAGTCATCGGCTTTCGTGGCTTATACGGCTCTTCGCGAGACTAAAGGTGCTGAATCAGTAGCAGAGATTATGATGCTGAGTGATGAGGCTGAGAAGTATGAGACAGTTTATTTGCAGGAGAGAGATGCCGCAACATGCCCGTGCTTGGATGATGATTTTGATTATGAAACTGATCATGATATTGGCAATTGATTAACCACTAACTGAATAGGTGAGATATGAGTAAAGAATATTGGGTAACAATTCCGATAGCTGGCGTTATTGCTGTAAATATTACAGCCGATAGCGAAGACGAGGCCAAAGAAAAAGCTATGACGGAAGAATGGCATATTGATTTAATATCAAAAAATGGGAATATTGAATTAGAAGAGATTGATCAATACGAAGAATTAATCACCGGTAATGTTATGCATGTTCCGCAATGGACGATAGACGTAGAAGAGGTTTAATTAAATGCGCCCAGTTCAATGAAAAGGGCGCTATAATACAACTGTCAGCACTGGTAATTGTGAGATTTTACCAAGTTGCATGACCCGTTGATAAGAGCAACAGATCAAACACGGCCTTAGCGCCATTATAAGCAATCTGTTATCTCTTTCAACTATTCAAGTGATTAATTTAATTGGAGAAGATAATGACAAAGAAGCGTGGAAATAAAGAAATAGCGGCAACAGAAGAAAAAAAAATGCCTCAAATACAGCAACCAGGTCAAGTTGATTATGTGATGGCGGCAATGGAAAAAGGTATGGATTTTTCGGCTATTGAAAAATTCATGGACTTACAAGAGCGCAATAACGCATATGAGGCAAAAAAACAATTTGTCGCAGCTATGTCTGCCTTCCGCGCTGATTGCCCGTCTATCGTAAAAACAAAAGAAGGCCACAATAGTAAGTATGCGGGATTGGCTGAAACCATTGATCAGATCAAAGGAATTCTGGCAAAGTGCGGACTGTCTCATTCATGGCGAACTGAACAAAAAGACAATAAAATTATTGTGACCTGCATTGTAACTCATGTCGCTGGCCATTCGGAAAGCACGTCTTTAGAGTCGCCCCCTGAAACAAGTGGGAACAAAAATGATATACAAGCTATCGGCTCTGCTGTCGAATACATGAAACGATATACATTTTTTGCAATACTTGGTCTATCATCAGGCGATGAAGACAATGATGGCGGTGGTAATCAGGAAGTAGATAGAATTACTGAAAACCAAGCCAATGAACTATATGCCTTATTATCAGATAATGATATAGAGCAGCCAAAAGTAATGACATGGCTAAAGGGGCGCTTCAAAATTGACTCTTTTGAGGCGGTTAGTGTTGCTGCTTTTCAAGATGTCAAAACAGGCATTCGAGCAAAAATCAAAGCAAAGGCTAACAAATGATTCCTCATGAATGCAAACAGAATTCTGAAGAGTGGCGCGGTCTTAGAGCTGGAATGCCTACAGGGTCAGCTTTTGGTAAATTGATAACAAGTACAGGAGCTGTTTCAAAATCACTGCCTGAGTATGCTTTTGAGCTTGCTATTGATATGAAAGCGGGTAAGCCGGTAGATTCATTTGGCGGTAATAAATGGACAGAAAGAGGCCATGAATTTGAACCAATAGCCCGTGCCGATTATGAATTCAATAATGATTGTGAGGTTGAGTTAGTTGGCTTTATTACTGATGATCTTAAAAGATATGGTGCATCACCTGACGGCCTTGTCAACGATGACGGCATGGTGGAAATAAAATGTTTATCTACAAAAGAACATTTAAAGGTTTTGATCGCACACAAAAAAACAGGTAAAACACCGCCTAAATATGTACCGCAAACTCAGGGCGAGCTATTAGTAGCTGAAAGAAAATGGAATGATCTATTTTTCTTTCATCCATATTTTGCCAGCCTGACTATCAGAATTGAGCCTATACCCGAAATAGCACGAGCATTAAAAATGCAGTTAGCAGAAGTCATTAAACAACGTGATGAAATATTAAAAACAATACAGGAGTTTTAATTATGAATGCAGAAGTAATTGAAAAAGTAGTAAATGAAATCGCTGAATTTAATCAGTTCGAGGCAAATCTGGTTGAATTTAAAAAACAATATGAAGGTGTTGTATATGATCTAAACGATCCAGCACAGGACAAGCAGGCACGATCTGACCGTCTTTCTGTTGGCAAGGTCATCATTCTACTAGATAAGACCCATAAAGAGCTTAAAGCGCCCCTGAAAGCTAAAACTGATTTAATCGACCATGAGCGAAAGCGCATTAAAGATGATCTATTAAGCGTTCAATTATTAATCAAATCTCAGATTGAAAAGCATGAACAGGAAATAGCCGATCATGCTGAAATGCTGCAAGGTAGAGTTGAGGCTATCGAATTATGTTTTACGTTAATCGCTGATAGCAACCCTACATCAAAAGAAATTAAAGAAAGCATCGAAACCGTAAACTCATTTAAAGTAGATGGCAGCTATGAACACCGTAAGGCAGACGCTTTGCTGGCTAAAACCGAATCACTTGAAAAGCTAGAGCTTATGCTAGAGGCTCAATTGAAAGTTGAATCTGAGCAGGCCGAATTACAACGCCTACGAGATGAGGAGGCCGCAAGACTTCAAGCTGAACGAGATGAAGCAATCCGAAAAGAAGCTGCTGAAAAAGCCACTCATGATGCGGAATTAGCAGCGCAAAAGAAAATTGATGATGCTGAAAATGATAAACTCCAAGCCATTGAAGAAACAAAGCGGGCAGAAGAGCAAGCAGAAAGACAGGCAGAACAAGCAAGAAAGCAAGAACGCGAACGCATTGAAGCCGAACAAGCAGAAGCTAAACGAAAGCAAGATGAGGCTGATAAAAAAGAAGCGGCTAAAAAGGAAAAGCAAGCTTATCGCGCTAAGGTTCATAAGGCCGCTAAAGCTGATTTTATCAAAGCTGGATTTTGTGAAAGCGATGCTACCAATCTTGTTAATATCATAAAGGACGGTAAAATAAAGAATATCATTATTGAATACTGATTTCTCCTAGCCGGTAAGCCCGGCAACTCCTGCAAGTCCGTAAGGGCTATGTGTTCCCCGTGTATCATCCTTGATCGCGGGGTCTTTTACGAGGATAGCATGAACGAAATATACGAATTAAATAAAAAAGGTAGAGATTTTGTTATTGGTGATTTACATGGCTGCTATGAGTTATTTATGCAAGCTCTTGAAAAACTGGAATTTGATTTTGATAATGACCGCATGTTTTCTGTTGGGGATTTAATTGATCGGGGAAATAAAAGTATTGAATGTTTGCGATTAATAACACAGCCTTGGTTTCATTCTGTTTTAGGTAATCATGAAGATATGATGATTAAAGCCGTGTTGAAAGATGAGAATATTGACCACTGGCTGTCAAATGGCGGTGAATGGATGATAGGGCAGGATAAGCAAGAATTAATAGAATTATCATACTTACTTAAGTGCCTACCTCTTTCAATTACTGTGAGAGCCAAAGACGGCGATATTGGTATTTGCCACGCTCAGCCTCCAAGTTTAGATTGGAATGATGCTCTTGATCCAGACCAAAGATCAAGAGACATTATGTTATGGGCTAGAATGTGGATAGCAGATAAAGATACGGATGACGTTAAAGGTGTGAACATGACAATACACGGACATACGCCTGTTGACGATCCTCTACAGATCGGAAATGTTTTATTCATTGATACCGGCGCAGTGTTTACCGGTAAGCTAACCTGTATGCAAATTTAATGACCAACCCCACAGCCATAGAGCTAATAAACATGGCTAATAATGGCCAGAGACAAAAGGCTTTGTTTAAATTACGAAACATCAAGAAACACCACGGTATAGAGCATTACAATAAGTTATTAGCAGATATACGAGTGATTAAGGAGAATGAAGATCAAGCAAAAACTAAAAGGAGGGTTTGAGTGGGATTGGACGGGTAAATATCGACATGTACACAAATGGAGCGCTGGTGTCGGCAAATATATTAAACGCCGCATGAATAAACGATTCAGAAAAGAAGGTAAGCATGCAAATACACCTAAAGAAGATTGACGGAGTAAAAATATGGCTGAATTTAGATTAATTATAACAGATATGCCTAATGGAGAATCGAAGGTTAGTTTTGAGCTTGATGAAAAGGGGTCTATATCTTCGCCAGAAAATAATACATTGGCGCAAAATATGGCTATTTTCATTGGCATTAAACTTAAAGAAGCCGGTTTTGATGGTATTGAATATCCAAAATGAAGACCGAGTCTTTCTACATGATAAACGAAACTGTCTATCAGAATTTAATAGATAGGCTATGCACTATTGAGCTTGACGGTAAGACTAAAATAACTATCTCTAATGCTGGCGATAAAACAACCAAGCAGCGCGGGTACCAATGGCGGTTATATTTAGATATTTCTAAATCTGGAGTAGGTGGTGAGCGTAATGACACGGCTGAAGGCGTACATGTTGATTGTAAATGGCGCTTTGCCCTGCCTATATTCATGCGTGATGATGATTTCTTTCAAGAGCTATACTTAGCCTTCAAAAACAAGTATGAGACTGATAGTGAGCGTATGCGGTGGTTTATTGCAAATCAAGTTCATACAGAGCAATTTAATACTTCTCAAATGGCTGAATATTTAACTATGCTGATTAATTTTTATGCCCCCATGGGTGTTCAGTTATCTGATCCAAAAGACTACGGACTAAAAAAAGGTAAATTATGAAAGGCAGAACCCCAACGAAAGCCGAAAAAGAATGGATGAACAGAGTTGCTGATTTAGGTTGTATTGCATGCTTGAATCAGTTTTCTATCTACTCACCAGCTGCGATTCATCATATCGAAGGGAAAACAAAAGAAGGAGCACACTTTCTGACTATTGGACTGTGTGGAGCTCATCATCAAACGGGTGGCTATGGTATAGCATTGCACTCAGGTCGCGTCGAATGGGAAAATAGACATGGTACTCAGGCCGAGCTATTAGAGCAAGTTAGAGGGCTTTTAAATGCCTAAATATCCAGAGTCAGATTTACAAAGATCAATAATAAAATGGTCAAAGCTTTACCGGTTGCCAGCCGCTCCCGATATTGAAAAAAATACAAAGCTATTTGATTATTTATTTTCTGTGCCTAATGGTGGTCGATATACAAAAATTCAGGGTGCTAGGTTAAAAGCATTAGGGGTCAAATCTGGCGTTCATGATCTAATGGTGAATGTTTCACGTGGAACATATCACGGCCTGGATATTGAATTAAAGGCTGGGAAAAATAAGCTGTCAGATAAACAGGTTATATGGGCTAATAGAATGAAATTAGCAGGGCGTAAAGTCCTGCTAATTTATTCACTTGAAGATTTTATAAAAGAAATAAAATTATATTTTGAAGAGTAATTATTATTGACTTATAGAGATTCTTAATTCTTTCCTTTCCGTTATTTTATCTTTAATCTCCTGATTCATCATAGGTAAAAACTCAGGGTCTTTCTGTGATAAATAATCGAAAATATCTTCTGATAATCGCGCCATGTCTTTATCGGTAGCGATTAAATCAGAAAAAGCTTTCTTATTTGCTTTTTCTGCAATGATAATGTCAATTTCAGCTTGTGGCTTGCCCTCATCCCAGCTGCCCTTACGCGGGTCATCGACATTTGTTGGGGTGAATTTATGCAGGTAACTACCAGGCACAGGAACACCGCCTATATCGCCGATAGGCACACCGCAAGTCTCGGCACTGGTGATTGCTTCGTTAGGGTCAAATGATTGTGTTTCGCCGTCCCAATGAGGAACATCGGCAGAAAAAATACGAGTTATTTTGTTATATTGATAGCCGTGCATTATTGTTCTGCCTTAAAAGAAGTATCACATAATATATCTATTGCAGTTCCTAAACTATACACTTTAAAATTACCGGATGTATCAATAAGTATTCTCGCATTAGCTGCCAAACCTGCACCTGTTGAGGCAAAAGGAATAACCATTAATTTGCTTGGCCTATATCCGACTGGTAATGTAAATAATATAGTTCCACTTATTGTGGTCCCACCTTCAATACCAAACCTAATATCAATTATTCCATTTGAATTCCTAGCATATACCGCGTCATAATTTATTATTACAGACCAGCCATTAAGTAAAGTCGCATCATTCAAGTCTTCATTTCCATCTGGCACGCCGTTTTTATAAGGGGCCGCTGTGGTGTCGAGTGAAAGAGTGCCGCCGCCGCTGGTAGGATCTGTGATGCTAATTACTTTGTTGGGCGGAATAATGGTAGCCAAAACAAATAAACCTGTCGATACCAATTTTACTGAAACATTAGCCCAATCAGTACCGTCATCATAAATATATACTGATAAACTATTATCAGTTTCAACATAAGTACGTATCCCTGCCTTTGATAACGATAACGTATTACCAGATTTAAGGCTATAAACCTTTTGTATGAGCGCATCTCTAGTAGCTAAATATATGTCCAATTCATTATCATATCCGCCCCCATGCCTATCTATAGAAACCAGCATCCTCACATGCGCACCTGTTCCGGACGGTATAGGTAATGTTGCTATTTTTCTATAACTAACAACACCCTCTACAGCATATTGAAAAGAGAAAAACGCTTTTCTCGCGGCATCGTGCACTATCATTGCCCCGTCTTGCTCACCTTCTATGCCATCTAATACAATGCCTTTTTTCCAATCAGTTATTGCGCCCGATACGACTTTAATATCATAAACACCATTATCAGCTTTAAACCAAAATGAACCATCTGTATCATAATTTGAATCTGAAATAGTGAATGGATTATTTAATGAAGTTGTTTCATTCTCAGCATATATGTTTGAAGGCGTACCAGTTCCAGCATCATATACCGTCACAACTGCTATTGTGATTATATTGCCTTCTGCGTCTTGTATTGTGTCGTGATAAGTTTGCATATTTAGCCTATATTATGCTGCTGGAACATATGTTTCGGCAATAACGCAGACTTTTACCGGGTTTATTGTTCCTATTAATATTCTTTTTAATTCGCCAATTGTTGAGCTAGTTGTTTTTACATAAATTTGTAATAAATCATCTGCCGAAACAGTAATATCATCGGAAAAATTTGCATATGTTGTTTGATCGTGTGACTTTTCAACTCCAATCGGCGAACCATTTATATAAACTTTTGCATATGTTGTTTGTACGCCAGCACCAATTTGATTAAGCAGAGAAAAAAATACTCTTATAACACCACCCCTTCCTATTTTTGATTCCCATTTAATCGCATAAGCCGCATTTGTAAAAGTTCTAATTTCAGAATCTTGACAATCAATATAATTTCCAGCCTTTGAATCATCATCCATAGCCAATTGTTTTATTTTTGGCGCACCAGTAGCGCCTTCCGCCATTGCTATTGGATTATTGCGAAGATTTGTAAATAATAAAGTTGTGCCAGGTGATTCTGGATCGATCTCACTATCAGCTATAGGGCTATATGCCGTCATTATTCATCCATCCATTGAATTAATTTTCTTGTAACTGGTCTTTTACAGATAACCTGTATTTCTTCTGGCCTGCAATCTTCTATCTGCTTACCGTTTACTATTGGTTTTGATAAGCTGCCATAATGATTACAATTAAAACAGATTTTAATGCTTCTCAAATTAAAATTAATTTCAGGGCATGGTATTAGCATATTATCTGGTAGATTCATATTATTTTGTACCCTTCATTGCCATCAGCAAATAAGCCTGTATTTAAACAAATAAAGCCATATTTTTCTTTTTGTTCTTCCGTTGCAGATGAATAATCAGGCGTTCCATTTGGAGCTATAAAGAAATAACGGCCAGAAAATGAGCTTGTTAAACATTTTATCATTAATTCATGACCCGCGTCCGATTCATCAATCTCTAATACTTGAAATTTTCTTGATTCATTTGCGCCTGTAGCGTCTTGAAATTGCCAAGAATTTAACTCAACACGGCCAGCCATTTCTAATTTTCCATGATCTTTATTATCTATTTTAAATGTTACTATTTCTGGTGTATCATTAAATCTAGCCAATAATCTGCCGGTCAATTGAGCCGCATTTGCTGCGTCTTCAAACCACCGGCTGATAATCGTTTTTATAGAATTTCCATCATAACGGTCAGAGCTTGCTCGGCTTATATCTGATGAAATTTGAACAGATTTAAAATTCTCTGTTTTATTATCCTCGCTATAATCTGATTTATTATAAAAAACCCTTATTTCCGTATATCGATTTTTTGATTTTCGATCGATTTTTACACTGCCTTTTATAATATTAGCACCTTCTGTCAAGGTGTTAATTGTGACCCCACTTGGTTCAGGAGATAAGGCCTTTATTTTTACGGTTTGGCTTGTCGCATCCCACCAAATATCAAACATAAAAGATTCTGATAATTCAGCAATCACTTTTTCTATTGACTCAGGTTTTAATAAAATACCTTTCACATTAGCAGATGATAACCACAAATCTTTCTCAGCCTCCCATTCTGAGGTCGGAATATAAGAAGCTGGTAAACCAGAGCCATTTACCAACAATTCATTTAATACATCTATTATATTATCACCATTCCATGATGCACAAATTTGCACGGTATTATAAGGTGAATGTGATTCTCTTTTTGTGCCCCATTGATTACGAACAAGTGTAAGCTCATCATCTGTTCTCGTATATAGCATAGCCTCTTTGCCTATTGAAATAGTACCAGATGATGGGTATTTGTCATTTGCCTCAATATTGTCCGTTAATTTTGCTTTAGTATCATAAACCTGAACTAGATCACCTAAAGAATGGGTTGTTGCTGTAGTACCAAATTGAGCGCGTTCAATTGTTAAATTATCGCCCAATCTATAAAATAATATATCTTCTGAATTAATCAAAATAATACCAGACTCTGGATATTCTGTATCTCCAATACCAGAAGGAGAAAGTACAGCTGTTGTTTGTGCGGCTGTTATATTTGCAGCAAGTGTTCCAGTATTTATTATAGGCTGTTCAATAATATCAGTTAATAACTTGCCCTCACTGGCTTCTGGATATTGTGATTTTCTACTATGCGTTCTAATTAGCACATCTTTTGCCGTTATATCAATATGACCATTTGAAATGCCAGCTATATCTATAATGTCATATTCTTGAATTTCAAAATCATCAAATGAAAAAGAATCGCCTATATATCCATAATATATTTTTAATGTACGCCCTTCATAATATGGATTTCTTTTTAAGAATTTACCAAAAAATGTGCCTCGTTCTAAAGCATTATAACTGCGCTCAGATATATAAGGATCAATGCCTCTATCATGATGCGGGAAATCTTTTAATTTTGCTTTTAAAACGGCTCTTTTGCCAAGCCCTGAACCGGCAGTCGTGCTTGTTCCGGATTTCATTATGCTACCGCTGATAACAGGGAACATATTTTCACCGCGAGGAAGTGACGATCTTGGCTGACAAAATTTATATTCTTTTGTATCTTTCGTGTAATCGACCGCGCTATTACAAGTCGACCTGGTATTAAAACACTTTGAATCACCCGTTTCAGTTGCAGTACAACCATCTGTTGCCGTTGTTGAAGTCGTTAATACATAACTGCCCGGGATAACATCCTCAACTATTTGAGCGCCATATATATAAGCTCCTTCTAATGATGTACCCAAATAAACCGTGCTTCCTGCTTTTGATAAAGCTATTTGGCAAACAGCAGAAACATCAGAGGTTGTCCATGTTGCAAAACATCTGAACCAACCGTCTCCCTCGTCTGTAATAGAAGCATTAGAACCACTTAATACGGTTCCAGCCAATAAATCGAAAATTGCGCCTGCATAATCAATAGTTTCTCTTATATGAATCTCTGATCGTTCTCCAGCTTTTGCATAAATACTAAATGTAACCGATACGCCTGATGATGTTGTAGCTGCTTTATATGCCCTGTGAACACTTGTAAAAGCATTTTCTGTAAGCTTGTCAGCAGTCAATTCATCAAAAGGACTATTAATAATATCAGGCGTTACACTAGCAGCCGTTTTTATCCATGATGCATGGTCGAATTGCTCAGAATATGTCAGAAGATTAGTATAAGAAAGACCGGCAGCCAGCCTGCAATAATCCATCACCAATCCGATTATAGTAAATGGCTCTCTGCCTAATTTTATTTTTTCGCTATCGTAGCTCACAAAATACCTTCAAAAGATAATGATATATTCATGTGCAAGCTATCACCATAAACAGGCGATTTTATTTTTTTGGTTATCCAGGCCAAAACAACTTCACTTGAATGAGTGTCATTATCCCAGGCGAAAACAAAAGGCTTTGGAGTTTGCGCGTGATTAACAAAGGGTATCCAATTAGAGCGAACCCATACAGGATCAAGAGTTTTCATTGAGAAAGAACCGATAATACCTTCATATAAAGCGGATCCACCAATAAAAGCACCTTTCTCAGATTGCGCGGTTTTGCTTTCAACCACTGGAACTAATGACGGCGGTGAAAATCCGGTATCAACATTTCGTGGAAATTTTAAAACTTCGCCAATTTGAACGCCACCAATAACAGGGATAGTTGTTGAGCAATTAACTAATAAACGCCAATCGGCAGCATTTATGTCATCCCAAACAAAGAAAATAGTATTATTATCCGCTGGCAATACAATACTAGCAGCATCGTTCCACGTGGAACCACCATTAGTAGAATATTGCGGTTTAACGCTGGCACTATGGTCAGCTAAATCATGTCCCCATACAGCCATATAATTTGCTAATTGAGCCGAACCAAAAGAAACTCTTAACCAGCTGTCACCGGTTACTGTAGGCTTCCACCAATCGAAACCGAACCAATCATAAGCGTTTTCTTTTTCATAGCCTGTGGCCTCACTAGAAGCAGTGACAGCGCCATTCTCAAAAAGATTTTTATAACCAATTCGAGGTACTCCAACTTCTGCATCTTCTAAAATAAATGCCATTATGAAATCACCAAACTACCGACACCACCCATATCCTCTATAGTCTCCGCTAATTGTTCAGCAAATTGTCGCATATATGGAGTGTGCGCACCATCCTCTGGCAAAACAACCCGCAATTCTTGAACCAGTGGCGCACTTGTTTGTTCTGTGGGAAATATATCAGAATTATCAATTGCAGTAGATCCAGGAGGCGTAGCAGTTGCAGGGCTTCCACCCATTCCACCAGCGCCAGGAGCAGCGCCGCCACCGCCAAATGATTGCGATTTTATATTTTGAATTTGAACTGCTGTTGCAATACCGGCAGTAGCAGCAAAGGCAGCCCCGAGTATTGGCCCGCCTATTTTTGTACCTGCAGCATAAGAATTTAAAATTGATTCATAGCCTTTAATCATTGCACCGGCAATTGCAGCAGCTTTACCAATCTTAAATAAATGACGACTTTTTGAATTCATCAAAGATGCGAGATTCCCAGCCATACCGATCATAATTGCATTTTTTGATTGCTCAATTTGCTTTTCTTTTTCGGCTTTTCTTCTGGCAATTTCTACCCGCTGATCAGCATAAGACTGTACTAAATTAACCCGCATTTCTTCCGCTTGCTGCTCGGTTAAAGCTTTGTTGTCCTCTGCGTCTTGAATAAGCATTAATTCTGAATTTTGTTTTTCAGCCAATAAAAGAAGCTCGTCAGCATACCGCTGCCTTAATTTGTCGAGTATTGCTTGATGCTCATAAGGATCAGCTGCAACAATTGGTGGTTCGGCCGCCGCTGTCTCGGCTGTTGTTGTGGCTCCGGCCTGTTTTGAAGCGTTTAGTTCGTCGGTCGCTGCTTTTTCAGCCCAAATTTGAGTTATTCTTTCATCATTTTTCTTTCGTTCTTCCTCTCGAAGTTCAAGAATTGCACTCGCTTGCTCAAAATTAAGAGACATTACACTTGCGGCAACAGCAGCATAAGCACCCAATGCACTACCCATATCATTAAGAGCAATTATAAAAGATTGCGCGACTTTCGCCACAACCCCGAAGCTTTGAGTAACCGCCCTTAATGCAGGGTCAAAGGTTTCACCCAATAAAATACCGGCAGATTCCCAGGCCGAACCCATGCGCTTAATGTCACCATCAAGATTGTTTGTTCTGACTCTCGCCTGCTCTATAGCAACTGATGTGCCGGTCAATTTTTTTGTAAGAATATCCATTTTGTCAGCAGATTTAATTAACGCCTCACCCGATGCAAGATTTTCCTTACCAAATAATTTTGTAAGCTCAGTTACTTCAAGATTTCTATCTGCTAAATTTTTAAACGCCTGGCTTAATCCAACTATTGATGGGTTGATTGCGTCAATTCCTGCAGTTCTTAAATTTACGATAATATTTCTTAAATTCGTACCGGCCTGAGAGCCTTTGATTGCGACAGATGCGAGTTGTTGAATTGCTGCATTAGTTTCTTCAAATGATAGGCCAGCAGACGAGGCAACCGTACCGGCTTCTCTTAATGCGTTGGCAGTTGCGCCAATCTCTGACGCTCCATATTTAGAGCCAGCCGCCAATATGTTAATAAATTTTGCCGCTTCGTCCGCGTCAGCACTGAATTGATTTAATGATGCACCTAACGCATTGGCAGCCGTTGGAAGGTCTAAGCCTGCCGCCTCTGCTAATGTCACAGCCTGTTTTGTTACCGCTGCCAGGGCCTCCGCGCTTTCTAATAAGTCAGGCTTTGCAGACGCAATTAATTTAAACGCTTGGCTTGCCTGGGTCGCGCTTAAAGTGGTGGCCTCTCCGATTAATTCAGATTGTCGCTTGAGATATTCTAAATCTTTACCAACTGCACCAGTAATTGCAGATAGTTCGCTTATCGAGGCGCTGAATTCTCGCCATACATTAAACGATGCCGATATTGATTTATAAGCAATTGCAGTAGCCGCAGCCGCCACAGCCAGCGACTTGAAAGAACCACCAAGACTTTTATTTGCTTTTTCGGATTGTCCAGATTGAGTCTCTAATTTATCAAGATCAGTAGTTGCTGTTTTAACGTCACCAGAATCAACCTCAATACCTAATGATGCAATATCAGTCATTGTTACGCCTCAAAACGTCTATTTCTAACATTAAATAAGATTCCCAAACATTCAAGCAAGAACCCGAAACCATTTGATAATCTTTTAAAGCTGTCCAGGTTATATTTTCGCAGCCTTTTTTTATTGCGACATATTCAGTCCATAAATATTCTAATTTTTCAGGTAATTCCGGCTTGTCTCTTAATCCATCAGGAATAGTACCTGATGATTTCTTTACCTGTAACCACTGAGCCAAGCGAGAGACTTTAACCGGCTTTCCTTTGCTGTCTTTATCGTATCCATTCGCATAAAAAACCCATTTAGCATAGGTTAAAATCTTGTCGCTTAGCTCTTGATAAAATTTACTCGATTAACAATAAAGTCGTCAATTTGTTTAACAATATAAGGGGCGCTTAATAGAAGCCCTTTAATTCCGGCCTTGCTGAATTCCAACTTTTCACCATTATCAGTAAAACCACGCCAGGCAATAACGCATTCAGCGTAGAGCTCTGCACTTGCATCCTGGCTGTCATCAGATGCAAGTTTTCGCTTATTCTTTTTTAAAGCTTTATTCCACGTTTTAGAATCAAGCCCGACAATGGTTAAAAAGCATTTTGCAGGCTTACCATCTTTGCCGTGGACTTGCATTTCTGCGCCAGCTTCATGTTCTTCAACTGTATAGAGATTTTGAATATCCATTAAATAGGATTCCTTTCAAGGGTGATTTGAGAGCCTTCGGCGCTGTCATATAAGGCAGTGAATGGCAGCGCAATAGTTACCTCGCCTTCACCTTCAACGTCAGGCTGACCACCCGTATATTTAATATTAGGCATGTTGAAAGTATATTCATTTCCATCAGGATCAACCAAGGAAAACACTAATGTAGATGCCGTCTCATTTAAAAACTTATCAAGCAAAGTCTTGCTCTGGAAATAAGCAGTTAGAGTTCCAGTTAAACGAGATTTTCCGATAATAGGTTCAGCGGTTACATTACTTCCGACTGCAAATAAAGGATTTAATCCGTTTTCAAGTGATAATTCCAGGCTTGTAACCGTACCAATTGAAGAGCCACCCTCTAAAATAGAACCAGAAAATGAATCAAATGGTTCTGTATCTATTGGATCTGGATAAGTCGCGCCTGAAATAATTGCTGTATCGATTGAACCATCTTGAGAAATAACACCGAAAGAACCAGTAATCATTGCATCAGGTGCAACACTTAAACTAAATGTATTGATTTCTGAGCCGGTAAACCTGTGATATTCAGGGGTGGCTAAATTTGCAAACTTTCGCTCAATGGTAAAACTTCGTCGAGTGGTACCAGCCTTTAATTCGTCAATGCCTACAGATGGTGAGTCAATATCCCATGCGCCACCGAAAACCGCCTCAATAAAATCATCAAAAGATGTGTAAGATAATTCAATACCAATATCACCAGATACTGATTTATTACCATGACGCAAATAAGCAATTTGTCTGTCTGGTCGAATCTCTGCAGACTCAATTGAATTTTTCGATACGCCAATCGAACAACTAGTATGCCGAATATCTTCAAAAGCGGGAGTAGATGGCGTTTCTCCATAAGTGGCCTCTACTATATACCCCATGCTATGTCGTGAACCTGTTGCAGTTTTAGCCATTTTTAAACCCTCGCCTCAGTATGAGCTATGTAATTAATTTCTATTGGTATCATATACCAGCCATCCGTATTTGCGCCAACTCTGCGCGAAACATTTTTAATTCTTATTACCCGGTCATTATATGTCAAGTATGTGCCGCGTTTAAATCTATTGGCTATTAAGTCAGCCATATCAATAGATTCTTTTTTTCCGGTCCCTGCTTTTGCAAAAATATCTACCTGGTAAATACCTTTGTTTTCATCGGTGCCATTATCACCTAATGCAGCCTGAATTGTATCGGCAGGTAATAAAGTCGGTCGCAAATATAAAGCATCTAATTTAGGAGTGAATTTCTTATTTTCCCATGCAACATCTGGCACGCCTGGCATATCATTCAAATGTTTATCAAGAGCCGCTGAAATATCTACAAAAATACTCACTGACTAGCAACCTTTTTAGCGTTTGAATCGACGATATTTTGAAACTCTAAAACTGTAACTCTCACCATTCCTGCGGGCGCTTGCTCTCTGCTGTGCCCGTATTCTAAAGGAATGGCATAAGGTAAATTATTCACAAAATAAATTTTATCACCTAAATTAGCCTTATTTGTAACATGGGCCAATTCATTTCTCACTAAAGAACCATCGGGGTCAACAACATCTAATTCACCTATTGGCGCAGTGTTTAAAGTTGTCTGCCAATTTCCACGAAAACGCCCTGAATCAACCGGTGATCTATAATTTATTTTTATTCCCAAATCAAAAGCAGTCTTACGAAAAACAATACTCGCCTTTTCCTGAGTTTTCTTATTGAATTTTTTAATATCATCAGAAAGACTCATACTCTTAATTGAATCTCATAAACTACATCAGTTCCAGCCGGTGAAATTGGCTTGCTTCTCATCACCCGGTAATCAAACCCATTAACCACGCAAGTATCATCTTGCTTTGGCTCGGTACCAGCTTCAAATAATAATTTTAAATCTGTCGACTGAATAACAGTTCCATCAATCTCAGATTTATCATAATTGAAAGCTGCACCATAACCTGAGAAAGTAGGGGCTGTTGCCGTTTCATCAGATCCGAGAACGGGATCAAAATCACCTTCGACAACCCGGGTAAAAACAACTAAAGAGCCTTTGCCCTTTAATAACTTCCTGGCTGTATTCGCTAATGATTTGTAAAATTTAGACACATTAGCCTCTGATTACTCGGCCAGATGAATGAATATATTTAGCAACTAACCGGGTGATTGTGGTGAACATTGGCTGTTGAGTCGCGCCTGGCTCATATTCCACTTCGATAACATCAACTTTTTCACGCTTGACCTGACTTGAGCGATCAACATCAACCGCCAATTCGGTATCATTAATTAATAAAAACATGGCTTCTGCGGTTGCCTGCTCTAAATTAATAGGTATTCCACTAATAGGCGAACCATGCTCATCATATAAACCAGAGCGTGGCCACTCTAACGCCTGAGAAGAACTGTAGGTGGCACCAATCCAGGGGTAAGCCCCATCGATATATTGGGTGGCTTTTCTTGCTGCAATCTCTTTATCCGAAACGCTGGCAGCATCCCACAAGGCATCAGCGCCTTTATAAAGCCCGATGTAGGTGTCGGCATCATCAACAGAAATATAGCTTTCTGAATTAGATAAGCCTGTACCATCTTCAACAATAAGAGACATTTTTTTAAACCTTAAAAAAAAGGGCAGATTACCCGCCCTTTTTTAAGTTACGCCTTTCTGAAATTCCTTATTCTGCTGTAGCTTTTTCTAAAAGCTCTAGCAATTCAGGCTTTTTCGCTTTATCTGAGTATTCAACTTTCAACTCGTCAAGCTTGGCTTTGATTTCAGGAACTTTTATACTGCCACCTGTATCTGACTTGTCTTTTTCTGACTCATCGTTAGGGTTTTTATCAGTATAAAATTTCGATGCAACCAGTTCTTTAACGTCGACCGCTTCGCACTTTAAAGGCTTACCGGATTTGATCTCATAAACTGTCGGCATTTCTTACTCCTTAGTTAAGAAACAATCATAGTCGATGCTAGGAGCGGCGCCAGTGATGGTAACAACAGATTGGATAAATGCTGAATCAGCATCTAAACTTTCTGCTAGTTTACCATTTAGCGGAATATCCAAGCGACCAGATGTTACGCCATTATCACCAATATCAGGCATGGTTGCGATAGCAGTATAAGTGCCACCGACCAGGTCAGAAATCTTAATAGCGAAAATATAAGTTTCGTTTGTATACACCTTGCCGCTGTATTGAATTACAGCTTTATAGGCGCCAATTTTACGAACATCAAAAGCAATGCCGGTTTCCGAAGTTGTTGATGTAACAGGCGTTCCCGAAGCGCGAAGCACCAGTGCTGCGTCATAAATTTGAGATACACGATTTCCCACGATAATTCTCCTTAAACAGTTACGGTAGCGTTTTTAATGCCATGCAGACGAGCCGCACCACGACCATGAAAAACAGCGAATGAGCTATACCATTCAACCAGAGTACGGTACAAAGTGCCGCTATCGGTTAAACCCAGATCTTCAACATCAATATCACCGTTTTGAATACCCATTACGCCCTCTTCACTAAAGCTCACGCAGTAGATAGAAGTTGAAGCCGCCGCGCCACCGCCAGGGTTAGCCTCAGTAAACGGTAGGATTTCATTAGACTCATTATCCAAATCTAATTCAATAATAGGCAGGCCGTTATAATGCGTGACCTGTTTGCCGAAATCATCGGTAGTATGAGTAATGAAACCACTAACAGAACTATTACGAGCCGCTGCAGTCAGTAATCGACGCATTGTCTTGTTCATAATTAAGTTAGTAGGGTTGATTGTTTGGTCAATCAATTGATCAAGCTTAGCCAAACTTAACGCATCGCCACCAGAAGTATTACCGGCTGCAATCAATTGGCCATTAACCAGGCGAACTTGCAGGCCGTCAAATTCTTTAGGGGCTGAATTTGAGTCACCCTTAATGAATTTTTTAGTCCAGTTCAATGATAAGGCTTTAACCTTCATTGCTTCATGACGAGCGCGGGCGCTTTCACCTTGGGTTTTAATAAGGAAGCGATCAACGTCCAAAGTACCACCGGCAATTGTTAAGCCCTCGGTTTGAGGATTGATAACACCAGTAGAAGCAGTGTAGCTTTCATTAATACCACGAAAGCCAACACCAGGAAGTTTGTCTTCTGTATTGTATTTCAGCGCATTGCCTTTGATATTATCAAACGGTAAATTTGCAAGCACACCAGAAGAGCCCGCGTAAATTTCAATTACGCCTACTTTCAAGTCGTCACCGGCAGAAAGTTTTGCGTATTCTAAAAGAGTCATAGCCATGGCTAAAAAGTCTCCAAATAATTAAAGAAAATAAGATGGGATAATTCCCGTTTACCCTCTAGCCTTACCAGAGACTTTTACCGGCCTTGCCGACCTAAATTAATAGGATTTAGCTTTTATTTCTGGCTCTCGCTAATCGAGTAGAACCAAAAACTTTTCCATCAGTTTCAGTTACAACGGTTTTAGAGCCTTTAGCTCCGCTACCACTTAAACCACTGGCATCAAAAGCACCGGCATAAACCTCATCTGCCTTCATGCCTTCAATCAAGTCAGAGATTGTTAATGGCTTATTGTCTTTGGTGAAGCCCTGTAAGCCGTCCTCACCTAAGACCTGAACAATTAGCTCTCCGTCTTTATCTATGGCCTTTATACGATTTTTAATGACAGGTGTCAATAATTTAGCATTTCCACCATGCTCAGTGATTGCTTTTAATGATTCGCCCTCGATCAAAATATCTTCAAGCTGCTTTTTCAATGCGTCATTAGCACCTGAAAGACCTGTTTCTTTTTCGGTGAAATTATCAGTCAACTTTTTAACCAAAGCATCATAATCACCGCGGCTCAGCATGTCGGCATTATTGATCTTATCAAGCTTTAATTTCATTTCTCGGTATTCATCAGCATCAATACCATCAAAACCAGAAAGCCTTGTTTTATAATCACTTACTTTACCAAGCAATTCGTCACGCTTAGAAACTAACCCGCCTTCTTCTGTTTTTTGTTGATCAAGTATCTTTCCGGCTAATGATTCGTCATCTACGCCAATTGATTTTAAAAAATCTATATCCATTTTATCACCTTATGATTTTACGGCCTGGCCGCGTTAGTTACATATCTGGCCAGTAAGAATTGCTTTTTGATTGATTCTTATTAGCCGCCAATATCTGTAAATTAAATCTGTTATGTAGACCACATACTTTATCGCTGACCTTGATCTTATTGCATTTTTTACATATTTTCATAATTTTCGTTTAAAATCAATAGCTTACTAGATCTCTTCCCCCCATTCCAAAACCACTTCAGCGGCTGCATTTGCACCATTACCAGCAACTACAAGATTATCACCATGTATTAAATAAAAATCTATATAATTAGGGTTTGGGTTATCAATCCTATCACTCCCTAGCGCCGGCATTTTTACGGTTGTAAATCTCTGCATTTTAGTCACATCAATAGATGTGATCGCCTTATTTTCTTCTACAAAACTTCCGCTATTAGTGGGCTCCCACGTACCCCCAACAATAGACGTAGGATCTCTAGTTAAATAAAAATCAATACTTGATTTTTTGTCTGCCTCAACATAAAGACGAGCGAGCATAATATCTCTAGTATTTATTTCCCCATTTATCAAATCTGGTTGTCTTATAGCAATAATGGCGGTGTTTGTTGAGATAGTTACTGGCCCGCCAATAGCGGAATAATATTGTTGTCTATCTATGCCGCCGCCTGAGCTGGTTATATCCGCGCATCCTGACCACAATCCATCTACTGCACCCAATGATGTAATCCGATAAGCAATAGGTAAAGCGGGATTTTGCATTGATACGCCATTTAGTGTACCTAACACCCTAATTGTATGGACTTTTTGCGATGAATGAGTTTTAGGATTTTCAATATAAAAGAAATAATCACCAACTCCGCGCCATTGGAATTGTATATCATAATTATGACCTTTTGAAATATCAAAATCATCAGGGAATGTGTCTGGTAATGTTATTGGTTCTTCGTGCGTTAATATTCCACCGCTCATAATGCAGGCGTATAAATCACCATCTACATTGCATCTAAAAAACACGCCATTTGTTGAAGTAAATAAACCAAAGTCCTGCACTGCGTTGCTAACCGGCACAGGTATTCCAATAGACGCCGAATAATTATGCGATCGATTAGGCTGGTATCTTGGATGCCTGCGAGACTCTAATAAAACGACCTCGCCATTTGTTCCGCTTGTGATTAGATTTAATGCGCCATTAACTGAGGTTATAAATTCTGATGCGCTTAAATCAATCTCAATCCCATCAATCTCACCTCTAAATAATCTCTGGGGAACATCAAAAGTAAACAAGGAATGGAAAAGAGAAAAGCGACGAGATACAACTTGATGACCCCATGCGTCAAGCGTTAAATCACCTTTTCCTAGATAAACTTGGTTTTGTTCTGTACCCATTAGATAACCGTCATTTCCCCGTTAATAGCACACATTAAGCATGCTTTTGCTTTTATTCCTGCGCTTATTCCGTTTTTAATTCGGTGGATAGTATGCCTTATTTCTATAAAAGCGACACCGCCACATTTTGGACAAGCGATAATATCAAGCGGCTTATCACCCCCTTTTATTATTTTAAATCCCTGCTTTGCTGAACGCTGCGCTTTCACGTTTTCCTAATTCTTTTAGTGTATAACTTGAGCCGGTCCTATCAACAAATTTATCAAGCGTTAAATCGCCGTCTAAATATAAAGCAGCTCTATTTTTACCCAGAACATCCTCGACAAAACTTCTATTCTGAGTTTTAAGCCAATCATTATAGCTTGCTGCGGTTGTTTGCCCGATTATATCACGCCTTTGTTTTTTTGGAATATCCGCAACTCTGCGGGTATCTGCAACAAAAGGACGCTTGTTTAATGGGTCAAATTCGTCCAAATCATCAAAGCCCAGTTCTTTCCATGATTTTGTAACCGGTACTCGCCTCGATCTGCAACCAAAATGTGCCGGGGGATACGGGCCTTTACCTATTTTATAAGTTTTTCCGTCTCTCGCTTGGCATACAGGCGTTGTTCTGCCATCAAGAGTGGCCACCCATACCTCACCCTTGAATAAATCAATATTAGCCTGGGTCGTTTTATTGGTGGCTACTTGAGCCATGTGATTAACTGCGGTCCGGACCAGTGCCTCGGTCTGTCTTTTATGCAGGCCCCCAACATCACGCAAACGACCTGTTATTTGACCAAGCGTTTCACCTTCGACAAATCCAAGTCGTATTGCCGCCTGATATTGCCGCTGTATGGCGTAGCTTTGATCTTTGTACCAATCCCTTAGAATCTTGCCTTGAAACGGCCTAGACATTGATGCAGCGTGAATTTGAGCGGGCGTGACAGTGGTTGTTTTTAATTCAATCGGGTAGGCTTGCTGAATTGATGTAACTTGAAACTGAGACTCATAAGCAGCTAAATCCTTTAATTCTCCGGTCATTGATGACTGTAGAGCATTGAATAATTCCGTACTAATGCCAGAAATAGACTTTAGTATTGCATCAAGCCGGGCTTTAGTGAATGAATTATCAGCAGGCGCTCTGATTGATGACTGGTAAATTAAATCATTAACCGCCCTGTCAATTAAATTGCTGTGCTGAGTATAAACAGTTCGGGCGTATCGTAATAAATAAACCGTATTACGCATTGCAGCATCATTTAAGTTATCTTGAACTGTTGCCATTAATAACAAAAACCAAATAATGATCTTTGATTACCTACTCGACAATATATCCGAATCCATAAAACCGTTAATACAGAAATTTCATCTACTCTTTGATATTTAGCGACAGGAAAAAATAGAATTGAATATCTGCTTATTTCTGCGTCAATATAGATTTTATCTATAGCCATTATTTACTCCTATCGTCAATATCAGAATGCTGGCGGCTCATCTGCTAATCGTTCAGATTCAACCTCATTGTCAAGATTGCTACCCCATTCCTTATTTAAAACCTCAAACATTCCCTTTCTGGAAATATCGCCAAGCGCTCTTATTTTAATCAGATCTGTAGTATTTACAGGATTGCTAATTAAGCCAAGCTCAGTATTAATTAAAACATCACCATTAAACTCTACCCCCATCATTTTACCGGCCATATTTAGAGCATTGACAAGCGAATCTTTCAGATTTAACGCAAAAGCTGACAACTCGGAAATATCACCAGATTCATTTATGGCCTTTTCGGTAGCAGTAATTGAGCCTGATTTTTTAGGGCTTGTGAATTCAGCACCTAAAGCAACCATTCTATCCTCGAGGTAAATCAAATCCTCATGTCCTGCGCCAATGGCCGCACCTGAATGCTCAACATATTCGAGCTTTGCATTAGGGTCAGCAGATTTAGCCATGGTATTAGGGCTTATAACCAAATCAACAACTTCCCCTGCTGCGTCATATTGCGGTTTATATCCAGACCAATGCAGAATAGGCACTCGGGCTACATGCAAAATATTTGATTGATCGCTCGACTTCTGCCAATGCTCAACATTCAGCCAGGCCAGATCAAGTAAAGGGGGGGTGGATTCTAAATAGCCCTGCCTATCTGCGAATACTGGAACAATAGGCACAAAATCAATAGATGTTCTGATTGTTTTATGTAACACCCATTCTTTTTTGCTGTCTTTCCGATAAAGCCTAACTAGATTCGGTTCTATAACTCTTATTTGCTCAACAGCATTTACTGTAAATTCACCAGTTGAAACGCTTACAACTTCTACCATTCTAAATTGAGTGATAATAATTTCACCGGCTACAACTTCTGTTTTCCAACCTAAAACATTGCGTCTATCAACTTCAATAAAATAAGGCCGAATACCTGCCGCTGTCTCATCTGCTTTTGTTTTAACTCCATCTGCAACAGGTGAATCAACCATAATAAACCGCAGGCCATCACGCATAGTGAAACGAGATAAGTCATAAACAAAGCGGTGAAAATCCCGACTCTCATAATCAACATTAGCAAGAAACTCGGAAAAAGCCGGTGCATTTTCTACCATTAATTCCGTTTCAAATATCCGACCGACAAAAGTGTTTATTGTTTTCTTGAAAATATTAGTGAGAGTTGTCCGATTCTTTCTGTTGTTATAATCTTCTTTTTCTTCTCCGGCTTCCTGAGGTAAAAATTCTTTTCCGGCTGCACGCATTGTCCGGGTACCGCCCCATAAAGCAGAAACCAGCTGTAAATCTGCCTCAACATCTGTAACCGCTTTCATTTTGTCATTAACCGGCATTTTAATACCTCACTTTATCGGTACTGTTTGAATTATGTGCAATAGGATACCGTGAATACATAAAATAACCTAACGCATCATTAGGGTGGTCTTTATCATGCGCCTTGTCCGGCTTCCCATCTTTACCCCACTCTTGTTTTTCTAAAGCGTCTACCGTCATAGGGCATTTTTCAGCATTAACCTTATAGCGCCTTACTCTTTCCGCGTTGCAAACCATGGCATTAACAGAATTCACCCTGTTTTTAATTCGAGGGTTTGCATTAGGGGCGATAACAATAAATTCTTTTTCTAACAGGCTTAAATCTGTAGTACCTGCATTCCTGGTGTCGTTATGATCACCACTTGCATCAGGATAAATCATAATAGTTCTATTATGATATTTTTTAACAATAGCGCTAATCATAGCGGGGGTATCCCGCAATCCCATAAATTCATCTACAGCATAAGGAAGATTGTCAATAATAACGTGCACCACTGCTGACATTTTACCTACGTTGAAATCCATTCCTATGTGCAGGGCCGCATCACCTAAAATCTCGTCAGCTTTCTTAACGGTCATATAAGTGCGGTTTAATTCCCTGTCAAAATCAGGATATACAACCCCTTCGACAGTCTCAAAACTTGCTTCGAATTCTTGCCTGAATTGCTGTGGTGACATCTGTCTTTTTGCAGAGGCAATTACATCAGGTGGTAATATTTCAGAAGATAACCAGTGAAAATAGGCCCAGTCAGGATCATTGCCGGCCTTTGCATATTTCGCCATATCATAATAATGATTAAGGCCATCAGGAACACCGAGCAGCCAGCACCACGCTCTATAATCAGGTCGAGTAGGATTAACCGTATTTAATGCTGGTAAAATATGTGACTGCCAGGCATTGGGTTTAATATCTGCAATCTCATCGATACCGCCACCCGTCCAGGGCACCCCCTCTATTCGCTCCGGCTTATCCAGCCCTATCAAATGAATCTCTGTTCCATTAGGCATGAATATTTTTAATTCTGATTCAGAAGGTCTTTTTTTATGCTTGCATGAAAGCGTCAATGCTTTCATATCATCCCAATATATTTTTTTTACCTGGTCGCGAGTGGGAGCAGCTACAAAATATAACTCGTTTTCATTTTTCATGGCCTCTTTTGCCACGAATCGCTTAAACCTTTCTGTTTTCCCTGATCTTCGTCCAGCCGGAACAACAGGGAATCGTACACCTATCTTTACAGCTTGAACTAATTTTAATTGAGTGGGGTGCGGTATCAATGGATACCACCTGTCTAGCTGCCTTTTAAATAATGGGTTCATTAATTTGGCAGGGCATCAGCTAAAAGTTTAAGCGCTTCTGCAAGCTCTTTATCATTGTCATCATTATTACTTCCTGGTAATGGATGCCAATTATCAGACATGCGATTATAAGCCCATGCGAGACAGGCTTTTGTATCCGGTGGATAATGTTTGGTTATTGGTGTGATTGTTACTACACCCTGAAAATTACTTATATGTACATCTGGATGAG